CCTGCGGCGATGCCACCCCCAAAATTGCCAGCTACCCCCCCGAGGATGACTCCCCCCGCGGTAGGCAAAGTTTTTTTTCGGCCCTCGGATTTTTCGCAGGGGCGCCGTGATGGCTGCGCGGCGTCCGGCGAAATCGGCTGCCGCTCGGGCTGATTCTGCGGCTGAATCCGGGTCTGCACCGGGGCGGACGAAGGGTGAAGCCGGGGCCGGGGCGGGTTCGAATCGGGTTCGTGGGGTGCGGCGGGGGCGGGTTCCGGGTGCTGGTGAGCGGTTACGGAAGGAGTTGGGGCAGGAGGGGGATTCGTTCTCTGTGTCGTTGCTGATCGAGCAGGCCGCCCGGAACGCTGACCGGCTGGATGTGATCAACGATCTGCTGGCTGGTGATTCGAAGGCGTGGTTTGAGGTGGAGATCGCCGGGTCGGTGGCTGAGGTTCGGGTGACGAACCTGGTGGTCGAGGAGCGTCAGCGCTCTGCGGCTTTGCACAAGATTCTGGTGGATATTGCCCGTATGAGGAATGCGAAGGGCCCGGGCTCGCCGGCCGCCGGCGGGAAGGGGAAGGGGGCGGCTAACCCGCTCACGCGAATTCAGCAGGGCCGCAGGGCGTAAGCGCCGGATCTGATGGCCACGACTCCGACGCCAACGCGGTTGGCCGCGGCTCGTGCTGCGGCGCCGCGGCGTGGCCGCGCGGAGTTGCCCGACGAGTTTCTTCCGAAGCCGTATCCGAAGTTCATCGGGAAGTGGCCTCGGCTGGTGGGACGCCAGGAGCCGGAGGTCACGTCGTGGTTCCCGGGCGATGAGTCCGATGGCGACGCGGCGGCGGATCTCGGGTTCGAGGCTGGCGTGCGGTGCATGCCGTGGCAGTGGTGGGGGCTGCGGAAGATCCTGTCGCGGTTGCCGTCCGGGTTATGGACGCACCCGGACTGTGTGTTCACCACCACCCGGCAGTCAGGCAAGACGCAGATCATCATTCTGCGGATCCTGTTCGGGCTGTTCGTTCTCGGCGAGTCAATCGTTTACTCGGCGCAGCGGTGGAAGACCTCGGAGGAGGTTTTCGACCGTTGTGTGGGGATCATCCTGGCCAACGATTGGATGCGGGAGCTGCTCGAGGCGCGTCCTGGGTGCCCGGACGGCTTCTCGAAAGCGGGCAAGGTTGGGCAGATCTTCCTGGCGAACGGCGGTTCGCTGTTCTGCGGGTTGCGGTCTGGGGATTTGGGTCGCGGTTCGACGAAGGTCGATCTGGTCATTTTCGATGAGGCGTACAAGCTGACCGAGGATCAGGCGAAGGCGATGACGGGCGCGCAGTTGGCGTCGGAGAATGCGCAGACGATCTACATTTCGACGCCGGCGATTCAGTCTGTGCATCCGTACTGCCAGCAGTTGGCGACGATGCGCGCTCTGGGTTTGAAGCGCACGCGGGATGTGTTCTTCGCGGAGTGGCGGGCGCCGGATGGTGCGGACAGGTCTGATCCGGAGGCGTGGCGGTTGGCGTCGCCGTCATTCGGGGTGATCCAGAAGGCACGTGATGTGGGCCGTGAGTTCCACAAGTCGCGCACTGATCAGGGCCGGGCGTTGTTCGACGCTGACTATCTGGGTATCGGGGACTATCCGGCTGATGAGACCGAACGTGATCCGGTCATTCCGATTGAGGAGGTGTGGCGGCCGTTGACGGATGTGATGCCGGTGTTGGTCGGTCAGCGGGTGATCGCGATTTCCCGTTCGCAGGATGCTGAGACGTGGGTCATCGCGGTGGGTTCGCGTACGGAGACGGGTCGTGTGCAGATCGAGGTCGGGTGGGCGGAGAAGGCGCACATCGGTCAGGTCGCGATGTATGTGACGTTGTTGGTGGAGCAGTGGGATCCGGCGGCGATCGTGATTGAGGGGCGTGACCCGGCGAAGTCGTTGGCTCCGTATCTGCGGAAGGTGTTCGATGTCGATGTTCATTTGACGTCGGCGCCGCAGTTCGCTGTGGCGTGCCGGGGTTTCATCGACGGCGCGTTCTCGGGTGATGTCAGCCATTCTGATCAGCCGATTCTTACTGATGCGCTGATGGAGGCGGCGCTGCGGAAGTTGCCGCAGGGGGATCTCGTTTGGGACATGAGTGTGGGGTGTCCGGCGCCGTTGGTGGCGGTGACGTTGGCCCATTGGGCGGTGTTGGAGTTCGCTGAGGAGGGTGGCCCGACGGCCAGGCCGGTTGGTGCGAGCCCGGAATTCGCGGCAACATATTCCGATTTGGACGTGTTGGGTGCTGCATTCTGATTCCTGAGATGTGACGTAACTCCCCAATCAGTCTGGGGTGTGCGTTCTTCAGGATGGAGCGCTGTGACGAAACGGGTTGCTACGGCCGCCCCGGTCGGCGAGTCGGGTTACACGACGTTGTCGAACGGGTGGGTGTCGTGGGATCCGTTTGAGAAGGTCCCGGATCTGCAGTGGCCGTCAAACGTTTCGGTGTTCCTGGAGATGGATAACAACGACTCGCGGGTGTCGTCGCTGTTGGAGGCGATCAGTCTGCCGATCCTGGAGACGGGATGGCGGATCGAGCCGAACGGCGCTCCCGCTGAGGTGGTCGAGTTCGTTTCTCGGAATCTGAATCTGCCTGTGGTGGGGTTCGACGCGGTGGACGATCCAGGCCGCTCCCGGGGCCGGTTCTCGTGGTATCAGCATCTGCGGCTGGTGACCAGCCCTGTCCCGCAGTTCGGCCACGGGGTGTTCGAGCAGGTGTATCGCCGCGACGGTGACCGGCTGGTGTTGCGGAAGCTGGGTCCGCGGCCGCAGTGGACGATTTCCCGGTTCAACGTGGCCTTGGATGGCGGGCTTGAGTCGATCGAGCAGATGGCACCGCTGTCGACGGGCAAGGTGCTGTACGGCATTGCACCGCTCGAGATCCCGGTCAATCGGCTGGTGGTGTACACCCGTAACCCGCGTCCCGGTTTCTGGCAGGGACGTTCGATCCTGCGGAGCGCCTACAAGCATTGGTTGCTGAAGAACGAGCTGCTGCGCATCGAGGTTGAGGCGATCCGCCGCAACGGCATGGGTGTACCGGTCGGTACTGCGGCGAATCCCCGGGACCAGGTTGAGGTCGAGCACATGCAGCAGATCGCGTCGTCGTTCCGGGGGTCGATGAACGCCGGTGTTGGTCTGGCGCAGGGCCAATCCCTGGAGTTGCTTGGTGTGCAGGGCAACCTTCCCGACATTCGGGCGGCGATCACCTACCACGACAAGTCGATCGCCTTGTCCGGGCTGGCGCATTACCTCAACCTCGACGGCGGAGGCTCGTTCGCGCTGGCCGCGGTGCAGGAACGGCCGTTCATCCAGGCGCTGAACGCCTCCGCGAAGTCGTATCAGGAGATCGGGCAGCAGCACATCGTCGAGGACCTCGTTGACCTGAATTTCGGCACCGAGGTTCGTTGCCCGCGTTTGGTGTTCGACCCGATCGGTTCGCAGCAGGACGCGACGGCGGCTGCCCTGAAGATGCTCGTCGAGGCCGGGCTGTTGGCGCCGGATCTGCGGATTGAGCGGTCGCTGCGCCAGCAACTCGACTTGCCGGCCAAACCCGATGCCGATGATCCGGACGCGCAGCCACCGAAGGGCACCACCGCCCCCGGCGGCCCGCCGGCCGACGAACCAACCGACGAGCCCGCCACAGACGAGCCGGCCGGCGCTCCGGGCGGTGTGCCGCCGACCAGCCGGAAGCGTCCCGACTTTCCCACCCATCCTCCGCGCGGCCAGCTGGTCGGTGCGGGAGTCCGACAGGGGCGGTTGTTCTGATGGCCACACAGCGCGAGTGGTTCAAGGTGATTCGACCTGAAGCGAAGGCCGACGGCTCGTCGGTATCCCGGAGGGCCACGATCCACATCAACGATGTGATCGGGGCGTCGTTCTTCTTCGGCGGTGTCGACGCGGCCGAGTTGATCAGGGAGATCGACGAGCTGGACGTCGACGAGCTGGACGTGCGGATCAACTCCGAAGGCGGTTCGGCGTACGACGGTCTGGCGATCGCGAACGCCATCATGCGCAACGATGCGAGCACCACGACCTACGTCGACGGGTTAGCGGCGTCGGCGGCGTCGCTGATCGCGCTGGCCGGCGACACCGTGGTGATGAGCAAGTACGGGCAGATGATGCTGCACAACTCCCGCGGCGGGCTGATGGGAACCGCTGATGAGCTGCGCGATTACGCGAAGTTCCTCGACGGGCTCAACGCGTCGATGGCCGACTTCTACGCCGACCGCGCTGGCGGTGACGCGAAGGACTGGGCCAAAGCGATGGCGCGGGAAACCTGGTACCGCGCCGATGAGGCCCTGGCGGCCGGGCTGGTCACCGAGGTCGACGACACCACCCGCCGGGAGGACGTCGAAGCTGCGGTCGCCGCCGCGCTGGCACGCCCGACAGCGCAATTCCGATACGCCGGCCGCCAGGCCGCCCCCGCTCCGACGTCGGCGCGGGTTGACAGCACCAAGGCCAAACCACAAGCCGCGGTGAACGATCGACAGAAGGAGGCCCCTGTGGCCGATAAGAAGACCCTCGCGGAGTCGCTCGGCCTGGCCGCCGACGCCACCGAAGAGGACATCATCAAGGCAACCCGGGATGCGCTCGGTGTCGCCGACGACGACACCGGTGACAGCGGTAGCGGCGCCGACTCCGGGACCGATGCGGATTCGGTGGACACCGGCGATAGCGGGGACGGCGGTACGGAAGTTGCCGCCCAGGAGCTGGCCGCCGCGGTCGCCTCTGCGCAGAAGGCCGGCGGGGTTTTCATTCCCGCGGAACGGTTGGCGCGTCTGGAGAAGCAGGCCGGTGAGGGTGCTGCCGCGCACGCCGCGCAGGTCGCTGCCGCGCACGACGCGAAGCTCGAAACGGCGATCGCTCAGGGCAAGATCCTGCCCACTGAGAAGCCCAAGTACGCGGCTCTGATGAAGGCCGATGAGGTAACGACCACCGCGCTGCTCGAGCAGATCCCCGCCGAGGCGCGTGCACCGATCAGCGAGATCGGGCATTCCCTCGACCCGTCACCGGCGGCACTCACCGAAAACCCCCTCTACACGAATTGGAGCTTCTGACATGGCTGGCATTCCTGTTGTGACGACTGGCGGGCCGAAGACATTCACCCCCGCCGACAACGTCACCATCAAGGCCGGGCAGCTCGTCGCGGCCACCACCGGCGGCCGAGTCGCTGTAGCCGGGTCGGGATCTCTGAAGGTCCTCGGTGTGGCGCTGACTGATGCGATCGCCCCAGAGGACACGACCAGCGAAGCGTCGGGCACCCCGCCCACGCTGGCCGCCGTCCCGCAGGCCACCACCGTGGCGGTTGCCTACGGTGGCGCGGAGGTCCCAGTGACCTACGCCGCGAACGCCAACTTCGGAGACAAGCTCGTCGCCGCCGCGAACGGCACCGTCACCCCGTTCACCGGCTTCGCCGCCGGCCAGGACCAGGCCAACGTGAACTTCGCGCTCATCGTCGGGATCTGCACCGAACCGGCTGGTGTCACCGTCTCCGAACAGGCCGTCGGCCTGATGCGGACCCTCTGACAACGACAACCCAAGGGAGACAACAAACATGGCAAACACCCCAGTCGTGAGCGTCAACGACGGACCCCGCATCACAGTCAACGACCTCGTCGGCAATCCGTTGATGGTGCCGACGAAGATCAAGGAGCTGATGCTCAACCAGTTCATCAGCGAAACCCTGTTCCGTAACGCCGGAGCGAACGCCAACGGCCTAGTGTCCTACCACGAGGGCCACCCAACATTCCTCGTCGGTGATGTCCAGGACATCGCCGAGTTCGGGGAAATCCCGGTCACCTACGGCGAACGGGGAACCCCGGTCATCGCCCGCGCGAACAAGCGCGGCCTGGGTATCCGCGTGTCCCGGGAAATGAGGCACTACGACAACGTCGGAGAGGTTCAGCGCCAGATCACGCAGCTGGTGAACACCTTCAAACGCGCTGACGACAAGGTGGCCCGCACCCTGCTGGCCTCCCTGCCCGATCTGCCCGTCGACGAGGAATGGGACAGCACCGACGGCAACCCTCGTCTGGACCTGGCCAACGCAATCCGGGAGGTCACCGAAGCTGCACCGTCCAGCGGCGGCAGCAGCGACGAATGGTACGGCTTCCAGCCCGACACCGTGGTGATGAACCCGGGACTGCTCCCGACGTTGCTGGCCAACGAGAACTTCCAGAAGGTGTACCAGGGCAACGTCGCCGATCAGTCCATCGCCTACACCGGGAAGCTGCCCGGCCGGATCTACGGCCTGGACATCATCGGGTCGATGGCGTGGCCCACCGACGAGGTCACCATCCTCGAGCGCGGAACGGTCGGGTTTTACTCCGACACGTTCCCGCTGGAAATCACCGGCCTGTACCCGGAAGGTAACGGCCCGTTCGGCGGTCCGACGCAGTCCTACCGCTGCGACGCGACCCACACCCGGGCGATCGCCCTGGACCAGCCGAAGGCCGGGGTCCGTCTGACCGGGCTGCTGACCTGATGGGCAGCGTCGAGTACACCCTGCTGGCGTCGGTGTTCTACCAGCGTCAGCAGGGCGGCGCCCGTAAGCGGTTCCGCGCCGGGGACACCATCACCGGATTGTCCCCGGAGAATGTGGATCGGCTCCTGAAGATCGGTGCGATCGCACCGAAGTCCAAGACCACGCCGACCGCTCCGTCGCCGGCCGAACCCGAACCTGACTCTGGCGACGACCTACCGGCCGACCTCGACGACGACGGCACTCCTCCACCGGCCCGCCCGAAGTCGGCGCAGTCGGTGGAGGTGTGGCGGCAGTACGCCATCGCTGTCGGGTTCCCCGCCGGTGAGGTCGCCGACATGACGAAGAAACAACTGCAGGAAGCCACGAAGTAAGTGGCCGAGTCGACGCCGTTCCTCACCACCGACGGGTTCCAGGCGATGTTCGCCCGGACCCTGTCGGTGCGTGAGCGCGCGTTGACCGACATGCTGGTGCAGGCGGCCGCGAACTGGATCCGGGAGCGGCTGCCTGACCTGCCCGTCTATCACACCGAGGCGCGGCTGGTCACCTATGACGTGGTGGCTGCGGTGATGCGCCGCCCGGGCGAGTATGCCGGGTTCTCGTCAGTCAGCCGCGGCACCGATGACCGCACTCTGGGTTACACCCTGGAGGCGTCGGCGGATCTGCTGTCCTTCGAGGACCGGCACCTGCGGATGTTGGGCCTGTCGACCACCGCCGCCCCGCGGGCGATGACCGACCCGGTGGATCCGCGCGTCTATTCCGGGCAGTGGTGAGCGGCGTGTTCGATATTGGCCCCGACACCGTGACCCTGGTGAAACGCACCCTCGTCCTCGACGACGAGGTGCAGGTGTTCGACGCGCACGGCGTTCCGGCCCGCGCTGAGACCCGCATCGACAAGTCGGGGTGCTCGTGGGCCGAGCACCCGGCCACTGAGGAGATCGCCGGGACGCAGATCGCCGTCATCAAGGCTGTTGGGCATCTGGTGGTCGACTCCGACACCGAGACTTTGGCCGCCACCGATGCGGTCGAGTTCGCCGGCCGGGTCTTCGAGATGCAGGGCCCCGGGGTTCGCCGCGACGATCTGGAAGGCAACCCTGATCATGTTCGCGCGGAGGCGATTTGGGCGGCCGATGTCAGCCTCGGTGAGCGGGTCGTGATCATCCCAGTGGGGGGACGTGACCTCGATGGGAACTACACCGCCGCGGGGACACCGGTGCCGGTCACCGCACGCGCTGTGACCGCCGGTAACACGTTGCAGCGTTTCGGGGCCGCCGGTTCTGCGTTGACCGCGGAGTTCACCGTGGTCCTTCCGATCGACACGGTCATCGCTGACGGGTATTGGATCGAGGTCCGCGGCCGGCAATGCCGGGCGCTGATCACCGCCCAGTTGTCCCAGTGGCAGGACCGCAACGAGTTGGTCGTGTTGGCGCGCGCCGCCGGGGCGGCCGGCTGATGGCCCGCAAGCAGGGGTTCGTACCCAATCGGGCGGCGATCGGCCGGATCCTGAAGTCCGATCCTGGAATCCAGGGCGCTCTGGAAGCGATCGCTAACCCGATCGCGGAGAGTGCTGGGGGCACGGTGGACGCTTTCACCACCGACCGGGCGGTGCGCGCGGTGATGGTCGATGGGGCGGCGCAGGCCAAGGACGGTGCGGCGACGAAGGCGGCCGGCGAACTTGGGTTGGACCTGCGATGAGGGAGCACGCCGATCCGACGCCGATGGTGACTGCGGCGCTGCGCGGGTTCTTCGCGTTGGAGTCGAATGTCGAGCTGTTCGGCGGTGTGGTCTGGGTCGCCGCTGAGGAGCCGCCCACTGACCCGTTGTGGCGACTGGTCACCGATCCCCCGCTGGTCACGGTTCACGATGACGGCGGTCCGACACGTTGGCCGGTGATGCGCCGCCCCACGATCCGGGTCACCGCGTGGGCGCTCGGCTTACCGACAGCGAAGCGGGTCGCGGCCCGCGCGGACGGGTTCCTGCACGAAAACCTGCCGGAAGGGTTGGCGGGGATCAGCCGTAACGGCGCAGGTTTCGTCACTGCCCGCGACACCGATTCCGGCGCGGACTTGGCCTCATTCACCACCACAGCGGTGGTGTCCACGATCTCAACCATCTGAACAAGTAAGGGAGACAAAGGAAATGGCTGGAACACCGGCGAATGTGCAGGCACGGCTATGGACGGGGGCGAACTTCCTCCTGTACCTCGGTGGCCTGACACTGCCCAGCGACGACATCCCCGCAGCGATCACAGACGCGTTCAACACAGGGGCAGGAAAGTGGGGGTTCCTCGGTCTGCTGGTGGGCGACTCCGGTATCGAGGAGTCCCGGCAGTGGGATGAGAAGCGCATCCCTGCGTGGGGTTACGGCATCGTCGCCGCCCCGACCAAGGACTTCGTGCTGGAAACGAAGGTTTCGGCGTTGGAGGACAACGCGGTCATGCAGAAAATCATGTGGAACGGGTCCTCTGACAGCGAGATCGTGGTGCCCCAACCGCTGTACGCCTACTACGCGTTGGAGTTGGAGAACGCCGCCGGGACGAAGCGCCGGGCGATCTCGAAGGCGCCCGGGAAGTTCTGGGTGCAGAACATCAAGGAATCCGAGGGTGACGCGCCCCCGCGCGAGGTCAGCGTGCTGGCGTTCCCTGATTCCAACAAGAAGCTGTACGCGCTTCAGAAGTCCGCCTGATCGGGGGTTGAGGAATGGAATCCATCCGATTGAAGAAGGCGTTTCCTGGTCACTATGAGGGGCAGGTGATCAGCGTTGACCCGGTGTCGGCGTCGGTGTTGATCACCCGCGGCGAGGCCGAAGCCGTCGTCGATGAGGTTGACGCTGAATCGCCCAGCGGGGCCGACGCGGCCGCGGTGGACACTTCGGCACCTGCGGTGCTGACACGGCAGTCCTCGAAGCCGGACCTGATCGAGTTCGCGATCATCCGCGGGTGGACGCGGGAGCAGGCCGAGTCGTCGACGCGGGCGCAGATCGCGGACACGTTCGGCCTGGAGTGAGCGAGGCCGCCCGCCTGGAGGTGCTCGGCGCGGACACG